AAAACAATGAGAAAAAATGTGAGAACAACGAGAAATAAAAATATACGAAAGGACTTAATTACGATTTTGAAAAAGGAAGGGCCTTTAACGGCTGCACAATTATGTTCAAAATTAATAGAAATGAAGCCGAATAGAATGGCTACACCCTATCAAGTAAGTCAAATTCTGCGAGTCAGAGAGTTTGAGAAGGCAGAAGTCCTGCCTACGCTAACAGGTGTTTGGAAACTAAAGGAGGAATAAATGTGACGAATTATAAGAAAATGATGGGGCTTGCTTGTTATATCGCACAGGCTCATATGCAAGATTGGAACAAGCAAGACATTGAAGAGATGGTAGATAATTGTGGAGTAGAAGCGTGTATTGATTTTTACAAACATTATCAGTACCGCTACGGTATTGACTGTAGCAGAGTTCTAGATTGGCTAGATGAAATATACTTCAAAGAAATGGAGGACTAAACATGTTATGGACAGAAAAATACAGACCAACCAAACTAGCAGAAATTGTCGGTCAAGAACACTTTGTTATGGATGCAGAGAATTGGGTGTCTGCCAAGGACATGCCTAACATCCTTGTCTACGGAACCTCCGGAACAGGCAAGACTACAATTGCTCTTGTCCTCGCTAAGGCCATTCTAGGCCATGAAGTGGATACTAATTTCTTTGAAGTGAACGCTTCGGATGACAGAAAACTAGAAACTGTTAGAACGAAGATTAAGGATATCGCTCAAAGTGCAGTTATTGGCGATAATGTTCCTTTCCGTATCATTCTCTTAGATGAGATGGACGGCATGACAAAGGATGCTCAAAACGCCATGAAAAGAATTATGGAAAAGTATGCTAAGAACATACGATTCATCATTACATGCAACGATAGGCACAAAATTATTCATGCACTTCAAAGTCGGTGCGCTAACTATCGCTTTAAACCTCTTCCGTTGGATTTAGTCCAACGCATTGTCAAACAGGTTTTGGTAAAGGAGGGTCACACAATCCCTCCGGAAGAAGAATTGGGAGCATTCATATACTCTCTGCAAGGTGATTTGCGTAGAACGCTCACTGAGTTACAGGCCAGCATCGTATCGGGAACAACACTGACGAGGCAAATAGAAAAAGGTCTACAAGAGTATGAAGAAATAACAACACAAATAATGAATAAAAATACCAATGAAGCATTAGATAAAATTCATCAAGCAATTTACGCAGGTCGTTCCTCTAAGGAAATCTGCATTGGATTGCACGAATACATTATCCGTTGCGATATGGAGGCTAAAATGAAATTGAAATTCCTGCGAGTGATTGGAGAAGGGGAGTGGAGGTCCACCACCATGACCCCGAAATTACTTGCTTCATGGATGGTGGGCCAACTAATATAGGAGGTAAAAAAAATGCAAAACGAAATAAGCAAAGCAGCAGAGAAGTGAGGTATTTCCGTAGAGGAAGCCCAACTGAAATTTGATGAGATACGAGCAGAAAACGGTGGCCTAGCCACGGAAAGCCCCGTGGCTGTCGCCCTTTGGCGAAGTTATGCGGCACAAGTTATCCGCAACCGTAAATCTACGAACAGCACGAACAACAACGCCGGAAGCGGAGGTCTTGCCAAGCAAGCATTCGGATTCTTCATTTCTCTAGAACAGCCTAGGGACTTGAATGAATACAGCCGAAGAATGGCAGTAGAAGAATGGAAGGATGACCCATTCAATGCACATAAGAACGGATTTGTTGCTATCGTTGAAGAAGCAGAAAACGGATTTTATTCCGTTTCCCGCTATCACAACGACGAGGTACAAACAAAGACAGTGAAGAAACTACCTGATTGTGTCCAAGAATTGGAGGATGGTTCGGTTATCATTCCTCTTGATAACACTCCTCGTTATCAAAACGGAGGAGAGAATTCCAACTACGGTAAGCCACTAAACTCCGTCATGCGGAGAAGCGGTGTCTTTATCGGAAAGGTTCACGATGATGAAGAGTACCAACTCTACAAGTTTTCTTACAAGAATAAGGGTGTTGATTTCCAACCGGAAACCTTCCAGTGGTTGAGTATGGTTGTCATTAAGGATTCTAACCGTGAAGGATATATCTATGGTTTCACCGACAAAACTATTGGAAGCCTTCGGATGAACAGCGAGCAAGACCCCGAAGGAGACCTCTACAGGGATACTTCTGCCTTGAACAAGCATAACTTGATTGCTTCTGCGGCCCCTAACCATGTTGTGTATCTTGGTAATCTCCAAGAAGCACACTCTAACATGATGGATAGTCCGGCGGCAGAGCGGTTCATTATCACGAACGGAACAGTCTGTAACATCAACATGACCGCAACTGCCAACGGTAATCGCATCATCAACATTACCGACCTTACAGCAGAGTTTGACTACGAGGAAGAAGGTATGGTCACTTGCTGGATTCCCGAAGGAATTGATATTGACTTTGGTATTGGTTCAACGGTGACCGTTGTTGGTCGCACCTCTCAACGAGAAACGGACGAAGGACTACAACCTGTAACTATCAATGTTAGTGGTATGTTTGTCAAGGAACGCCGTGGTCAAGTTGTTGAAATTGAGCAAGCAACGGAGGAAGACTTGGACTGGTTTTGATACTGGTCACCATTCCCAAAGATAGGAGACATCGGGCTTAGTCTCCTTCTTCGTGTCTTGGCGTAAGCGTAGGTCAAGGGAAAAACAGACGCTCGGATAGGTGCAAGGCCTAATCCAATTTGGTGATACCATGAACATTACAACAAAAACAATTGAAACTACAAGAGCGTTTATTCGCTATGAAAACATACAACACATCTCTTGGGAATACCTTGATGGGAAGAAAAAAGTCCTCTTGAAAATACATTCGGGTGCTCAAGACTACATTCTTGAAGAGTGTGACCTAGACGAATTCCAATCTTTCTATTTGGAATATAAAGCGTGGGCCTTTCACTCCGACGGGAGGGATAATTAGATGTTGGAATACGATGAACAGTATATTACTTTTGAAGATAAATGGGCAGTAGATTTGAAACAGGTTAATTTTATCACACTCAAACAAAACTGGGAGGATAATAACTACCACATTAAACTACACATAGGAACAAAGGATGTAAGAATAGTCTTAACAACTAAAAAAGAATTAGAAACATTAACAGAATATTGGAAGAACATAAACAAATAAGGTGAAAATTATGATAACAAAAAAGAAAGAAGAAACAGAAATTAAGTTAGATGGCTTTGATGCCATCCTACTACAACAACAAAAAGAGTTTATTGCACAGAAGAATTATCTTCTTGCAGGAATTGAAGGTGAGGCTAAGACGGGTAAATCCGGACTTTCCATGGATACAGAATTCAAAACCTTCTACTTAGATTGTGATGTAGGAGCAGTCCCCACTTGGAAAACAAATCACAACTCTACAAACCGGATTGTGATTTACAACCCCAACGCTAAGGATGAGAATGGTGATTCCGACCCTTACAAAACTCAAGGTAACATTAGAACATTCATTGCTCATGTCGCTCTTGAAATTAAGAAGAGTCAAGAGCCTATTCTTTTCGTTTGGGACGGTGTGGATTCATGGCTTGATGATTGTACCACTTACATGACAGGTATGGAAAACTCTAGGATGAGGCCCTTTAAACCTCAAAAACAACAAGAATGGCATCAAAGAAATAACCCATTCAAGACTGTTATTGGCGAGGCCATTGACCTTCAATGCCATAGGCTTTTCATTACTCATACGAAAGAACCGTTTAGAGATGAACCCGCAAAAGCCATTTGGAACAGAGTTGATTCCAAACTACACACAGTTATTCGGACGAACCAAAGAATGACCATTAAGGGAATGCAATACATTGCCACAATTAAAAGTAGCAAGTATCATCCTAAAATGGTCGGAAAGAAAATTCCTTTCTGCACCTTTGAAGAGGATGGGGTAGTTAAGTGGGAAGGTATTTCGGTACTAAAGGAGATGGAAATTTGAATTTTAGAGTAGATGCTAAAGAGTTTAGAGAGGCATTGGAAGATTGTATGTTGAAGGGTAAGTATTATGACAAGAGTTCTAATCTTGGACAATACATTTACCTTGAAGCATCAAAAAGAAAAGACGACCTCCGATTCTTTGAGTTGAGAATTTGGAACGCCGATATGTCCACAATTGTTATGTGTGCTATCCCAGCAACTCCTCTTTCCCCTACAGATGGATTGTTATTGGATTCAAAAATCGTTTTTGATACTGCGAATACAAATGGCTTTTTGAAAGGTTTTGGAGACACCATATCCTTTCGTATAGAAAGGGGTAGACTTTGTATCTTCTCGGAAGATACAGACCTGTCAATTTCGCTTGTGAACGAACACCCATACGAGTCTTCTATTGACATGGTGAAGAATAATTCTATGCCTTTGTCAAGCGAACTTCAAGTTTATTTTGATAAGGATATTCTTCCCTCTTTTGGTAAAACTTACTTTGAAACAGCCCTAGAAGTAGACAACAAAGAATTCTCAAGCACCGTTCAAATGGCTGAAAGGATTGGTACGGGATTCAAACTAAGTTATTACGAAGATATGGGATTAGCGATTAGCGCAGATTCAAATTCTCAAAATTTTAAAAAAACTATCACACCCTTGGTTAATCTAGGTGATGACAGCATTGTTGAAATCTCCGCACCAATTTACAAATTCTTTAATGAATCTTTTTGGCTATTCTTAAAGGATGAATCTCCCGTCTTTGCTTGTTCAAGCAACCGGATTCTTATTCGTGCGCCTAGAATTAATTGAGGGTAAACCATGATTATTGCTAATAATGAAAATCAAATATACAAATCTTGGAGAAACGAAAACGGTGAGTTGGTCATTCAAGACGATGAACACCGCCCATATTTCTTCGTTCCCGATTCGTACAGAGAGGCTAAATCCTACAGAGTAGGTAAGTTTCTCAAGCGACCACTCACCTATGAAAAGGGAGAATGGTATAACATTGATGGAAAGAAGTTGAAGAAAGTTTACTACGAATTACCTCGCCATGTTGAGGATGCGAAGAAGCCGTTCATACATCCAACCAATGGAGACATGACCTACGAAGCCGATGTATCGGTTGTTAATCGCTATGCCGTGGACAACATCAACGAGATACCAAACTACAAACTTAAGAAATTTTATTGGGATATGGAATGGCAACAAGGTGGAGAGCATGATGGCAAGATTACATCCATCGGCCTTTACAACAATGAAGAGAAGGAGTTTCATACATGGGTTTGGTATCCCGAAGAATCCTTTGAACCAATTGACACTCCTAATGTAGATGGTTATTCCTGTTCTTTACAATCCTTTAGAAGCGAAGAAACAATGCTACGAAACTTTGTAGTGTATTTGGCTATTGAAAGACCCGACATGATGATTGCTTGGTTCGGGCTTAAGTTTGATTTACCTAAGTTATTGAGCCGTTGTATTTCTAACGACATTGACCCAAGATGTATTTCCCCGATTGGAGTTATTGATGGCATCAAAGAATACATGGAAGAGAATCTATCCTTTTCCAAACCGAATGGATATTCTTCAATCGCTCAACCCGTCAAGGGTATGCTCATGCTCAACCTTGATGTTGCTTTTGAACGACAATGGAATGATGCACAACGAGGAACCCTACCAAGTCTAGCCTTAGACTTTGTTTCAAAGACTCTTTTCGGAGAAGGTAAGCACATTGAAACGAAGTTTACAGACCCCAATGAATTCTATTCTAGGGCTTGGCTTGAGGACAAAGAATCGTATCTACAGTATACCATTACTGATGTAGAATTGCTCCGTAGAATTGATGAAGAGAATCATTGTAGTGAGGCTATTATTGCACTACAAAGATTGCTAAAGGCTCCCTTTGAGTCTTGTTTTTTTGCTTCACACATGGGTTCTATTTACTTCATGCGTAATGCTTCTTGGAAATGTAAAACAGGAAAGAAGTTAAAAACAAAGAAATGTGAAGCGTGTGGATTTGAGAATCCCAAAGACAAGCAACTTAAGACCTGTAAGCAGTGTGGAGAATCTTTGTCGTATTCCGGAGCCATGATTTATCATCCTCTCAATGAAGGAGGAACCAACGGGTTGCATCTAAATGTAGCGGCGTTTGACTTTGCTGGCCTCTATCCTTCAATGATAGTGGCTCGCAACATCAGTTTTGAAACCATCAGCGAAACACCCACCTTGTTTGGAGCAGATTTGAACACACCTCAAAATCTCCAACCCTTTCCGGAGGGCTACGAGGAGGATATGGTTTACTTCAAGACCGACGAGTTGGGACTGCTCCCCCGCTCCATTCTTGAGTTGAAAGCATTGAGAAATGCCTACAAGAAGGAGATGAAGGAAGCACGAGAGAACGGCTTGAAAGATGATGTCGTGAAGTGGAATAACAACCAAATGGCTGTTAAAAGACTCATGGCTTCTTTCTACGGAATCCTTGCCTTCAAGGGATGCGTATGGGCAGATTCAAAACTAGCGGCTAGCATTACAGCAAGCGCTAGGGAGGCCATTCGTGAAGCGGCTACAGTTGCTAAGGAGATGAAAGTATGAGCATGTGGAAATTAGAAAAGAAAAGATTTCAAATGTTATTAGAGTCCGATTTTGATGGTGACGAAGAAGCGTTGGTTTCATATTTTCCCGAATTGTATAGACATACTACTAAAGCCCGACTTAAAGCAAGTCTTAGGTCAAGACTCTATGCCTTTCTTAAAGGTAAGAACAAAAACTCTTCCTTTGAATTTGTAGGTTGTTCTGTTGATGAGTTGAAAGAACACTTGTCTTCTCAATTTACAGAAGGAATGTCGTGGGAAAATTATGGTGAATGGCATATAGACCACATTAAACCATGTGCTTCATTTAATTTAAATATCTTAGAAGAACAAAATAAGTGCTTTCATTATTCTAATCTGCAACCTCTATGGGCTAAAGACAATTTAAAGAAAGGCGCAAAGGAGACGGAAGTATGACACTACATTGTCGTATTTGTCATTCATGGGAAACTCTACATCCCAACCACAAAATATGTCATAAGTGTTATACAAAAATGAGGAGAGTAATGAAATGATTGGAAGATTAATTGAAAAGGTAGTAAAGGTAGCAGTTGTTGGAACTGTAGTTGTCGCCACAGGTGGTCTTTGGCTAGCAGTAGGTGATGCATATCCGGAAGATACGGAGTGGACACCATGAAAGTAGTTTACGGACATACTGATTCTATTTATGTGCAGATTGATTCTGTAGAGAAAGCGCAGGGAGCAATTGAACATATCAATAATGAAGTAAGGAAGAAATTCCCTAATGTCTTAGGATTGGAAGAACATCCTGTGGTTTTAGAGTTTGAGAAATTTTACTCTTCCCTAGGAGTAGGCATTACTAAAAACAGAAACGCTGGACTTGTTTCTTGGCAAGATGGTGTTTGGCTAGACGAACCTAAATTTGCCATGACAGGATTTTCTGCAAAAAAGATTTCCGAAACAAAGTTTGCCAAAGGAATCCAGCAAGAGGTTTTGAAAATGTGGGTGGAGCAAAAAACATTTGATGAAATCAATTCTCACCTACAGAAAAAATACAATGATGCTCTAAGTGGAAATGTTGAGTTTGAAAGCCTTATCAAAAGAAGAAGATTCAACATTGAAAAATTTATGCTGAAATGTCCCTGTAAAAAACAGATGTCAGCGTTCAAACTAAGCAACGGGGATGACTTAATCCAAGGGCTCTATTGTTCCAAATGCGGTAAACCAAGAACCTCCTTTACAACGAGAGAGGGTAAAAAGCCGACTTATTCGGAGGGCAATGCAGCCATCATGTTCAGCATACAAAATGGTTTACTGAGAGAAGATATTGACTCGTATGTTTTTCTCAAAGTGGAACCCGTTGGGTTTTATACCCACCCTATCACAGGTAAAAAGATTGAAGGACATTATGTTGCTAGGAGAACCTACGACGACCTACGAGAATACACTCCCAACTACGCTCACTATGCGGAGCAGGTTTTGAAGAAAGCCAAACCCGTGTATGATGCTATGGGTTGGGACACACTAAAAATAAAAAACAAAAAACAAACATTGGAGGAATGGTTTTGAATAACGATGAAAAATACGAAGCAGAAATAAACAGCATGGATGAATACACTTACCAGTGGTTGCCGGAAAACTACAGCGACCCTAGTGAACCCATCCTTAAAATTACAAAGTCCTCTTTGGGGTCATTCTTATGGTGTCCAAAGAAGTATGAGTTTTCCTACATAGAGCGAAGACCGATTGACCAAAGCGAGGCTATGCGGAAGGGGACAATTATGCACAATGCTAGAGAAGATTTCTTTAACATTTTTGATGTTAAAAAGGCAGAAAATATGACGAGCGATGAAGTCCTTGATTATTGTTCTTCTCTTTTCCCTCTTGATGAATACTTTGAGGATTATACTCATATGGCTATCTTTGAAGCCCAAAGATTCGTTGATGCTCGTAAAGAAGGTAAACTGCATGAGTTTTTACCTGCTTGTAATGAAGGCAAATTTGATTGTGAAATCATTATTGAAGCAAACACCGACCCTAAGTTTCCTCTTCAAAGAGACTACAAGGTACATCTTCAAGGAATTATTGACCGAATCTTTCAAGAAGAAACTGGCTACATTCCTATGGAGTTTAAGACAGGGGCTTGGAAAGACTACAAGAAGACAATGATGAGGAAAGAGATGGCGTTCTATCAAATTATGATTGAAAATTGCGCTCCTTCTGTATTAAGAAATGCTGGATTAGAAGAGAATGTACCTGTATCTCATTGGGCTTGGTATTATCCTATCTCTAACCATTTCTATGTGGAAGAAGTTAAGAAAACTTCCAAGAAATCCGTGTTTAAATCCATTGCTAGGTTGATTCACGCCTATGAGAATAAGGAGTTCCCGATTAAATTCTATGCCCCTACTTGTTCTCATTGTAGTTTCTTTCCTATTTGTGATGAGGAAACTTGGTTGGTGTAGATATGAAGGATTCAATTCTAGCAGTTGCTCAAGATGCCATAGCCATCATTGGAGCAATGGGAAGAACAGATGTGGCTCAAATTTTACAAAACCGAATCAATGTATTGATGAGTGGTGATGGACATGAAAGATGAAATTAGATTGAAAGTCTTAGCAAGAAAATGGTCATTCAAAGAAATTAGCAATCTCAAAATCACGGTGGAATCTCTGAGTGATGAAATCTACAACGAATCAAAACTAATTGAAAGATTTGAATTAATAAGAGATGTAAAAATAAATGAAGGATTTGTTGGTTTTTCTTTTGAGGATAGTTTCAGAGAAGCAGTTAAAATAAAACTAAGAGGAGAAATTGCCGAAGTCATAACAGAAATGCTTGGAGAAGCAACAATAAATTTTGGAGGTAATAAAAATGAAGTTTCCGAGGGAAGTATGGGCGGGGAGTCACATCAAGAACGCTCCGCAGATGAAAAGAAAAATAGTGAGAACAAGAAGTGAGTATGTTGATTTTGTTAAATCTCAAAATAATAGAACTAATGTCTACACTAGCGTCTATGATTTTGCTGAGTTTGCAGAGACCGCAAAGATTGAATCTTCTGTGGTGTTAGATAGAGTATTCCTAGACTTTGATGCACACGAAGAAAATCTAGAACAAGCATTAGATGATTTGAAAATCGTGGTTGCATTTATGAACGAGAATGACTATCAATACACGATGTTTTTTTCTGGAAAGGGATTCCACATGTTTGTATTTGGTGAGGAAACAAATGACATTAGAAACATACAGGAGTTTTATCGTCAGATTAAATCTCTCTTGCCTAAAGACTCTACTTTGGATGATAGAGTGGGTCAAGCAACTAGGCTTCGCAGAGTCCCAAACACTGTGAACCTCTCTTCGGCTGATGAAAATGGCATTCCCTACTATTGCATTCCAATCTTTGAAAATGACCTAAATTCAGGCCTTCAAGAAATCAAAACATTGGCCTCCACCCCTAGACTCGGAGGCAGAAAAGTGCAAAACTTGAAACTGGTAAAATGGCCTAATTTGCCACCTATTGAATATGTGGGCGAAGAAGTCAAAGTCACCCCGATTGAAGGTTCTCTTCCGTTGCTGCCTTGCATCTACAACGCAATTATGGTTGAGAATCCAAGCCACATGGCGAGGGCTTATCTTGTTTCATGGTATCGTGACATACTTTCCCAAAGAACAGTGCTTGAATCCAATGAACAGAAAAAGAAAGTATTGGATTTAGTTGTTGAAGAGATTGAAAAAATCGCTAACATTGAAGGTGTGTGGTTAGATTGGGATAAAGCCACCACAAGAAAACACGCCAAGTTTACAGTATTTGGCAACTACAAAACTCCAAACTGCAAAACCAAACTGATACCGG